TAATAAGTTAATTAATACGGAGGATCAACTTATGACTGAAGATGTTAAATTTATAGAACTTCAGCCGAATGAATATCATTTAGCTAAAGCTCTTCAAATTAAATTTCAAATCCCTCATGAACTTAGGGTAAATGGTAATGGTAATTTCATGTACTTTTATGTTTGTGATCAAAATACTTATGTTCAAGCAGAAGGTGCTACTACTGGTGATTTTGCTGGTGATGTAATGTTTAAGATCAACGGTAAGTTTACGGATTTAGATCTTTATAAGCTAATGACTTACTCATTTGATGCGGAAATTCATTACCTTGAGAATAACGAAAATCATTAGAAGGAGGAACTTATGGTGATTGTAGATGTACTCAATAGTTTTAAAACAGATGAAGAGGTTAAACCTATAAAATGGTTAATTGATCATCTTGAAAATAAATATGGTGCTGTGTTTGTTGGTAATAAAGCTAAAGCTGAAGAAGTGGGTTATGCTGATGAATGGTCAGATGAATGGGGTGGTTTTTGGGTAATTGCGAAGACTAATTATTATAGTTTAGTGGGACCAGGAGAACTAGAAGAAATCATGGATGATGTTATAGCGGAAGATAGCCACGAATCTTAGAGAACTATAGGCATTTTTTAGGATCTTACCTATACTATATTTATATAGTAGTTATATGAGGAGGAAATAAATATGGCGAATTATTGTAACATTTGTGAAACTAGGCGTCCTGTGTCAGGTACTAATATGTTAGTGCTGGGTGATGACTGGATCGAGTTTTGTCGAACATGTGGCGAAACTGAGAAACTTACTAACGGTGAGACTGGTGAAGAAAAGTCCATTGTTGAAGTATTTAAACTATGTGGCAACCAGCCAATATGGGAAGATGAATAGGTTTTAGTAGCTAGTCACAGACCCCCCAAATTGTCTGTGACGGTGTGAGGGAGTTAGGGTTAATACTCTCTCACACCACTTTCCTATTATTATCTCACCAATTTTATAAAACATTTTTCTTAAAATATCTCTGATTTGCTAATACGCTAATAGGCATGAGTCTAGAAGCACTGATGTACATCGCTTTTCTTGACCTATTGGCTACCCTATTAGCGACCTATTGGCTGTTTCTTGGTAATAGGGTGAGAATGGGTGGTGTTTGGGTCGTGGTGCATGGTGCAGATAAAGCATGGGAAAGATAATTGCAGTATGATTTACAGGTATTCTAGACCCTATATAAGAAACCAGGAAACCACGGACTCCGACACAAGGCACAAAATACTTGAACCAAGGACAAAGAACCATGAATTATGGACAATCGTCAATAGGGCAATAGGATCACAATCATCAAATCAAGGCACCCAGATCACAATCCCATGGTCCAGGAACCACATGCGATCGGAAATCAGATCAGATCTAGGTCCATGGTCCAGAGTTCATCGTCAAAGCATCTTCCCCCATCACAATCCGAACTGGGTTACACACACACATGCCCAGGAACCATGTGCCATGGCACTGTGATCTACGTGTAATACATGATCTGATCTTCTTTAAATAACTTTACATCTAGCTTTACTTTCATATTGTTCTAACCTATACTATATAAATAGTTAAAAATGGTTTTAGCTATTAAAAAGGAGGGTCATTGTGACTACTAAAAACTTAACTAAACCGATCGTTATTAATAACGCTTACGTTCGTGAAAATATGGATCGTGAACTAGTGGCAACTGCTAAGTCGCCAAGGGCTGCGCACAACGCAGAACGTCAACCTATACTAAATGGCAAAACGCCTCAACAGGCTCTTGATCTTAAACCAAGACTTGTAGTAATGGCGGACTTGGTCTATGATCTAAAGTGTGGATTCCTGACTTTTAAATAACTGGGAATGAGATTAGGGGTGCTTCGGCACCCCTCTTCTTTTATACCTGCTTCAGATCGGATCGGCATAAGGATTGTCAAATCAAAATCCGTGCCCCCTAGATCAAAACACTTGCCCCATGTATAATTACTACAACTACAACTACAATTACAAGAACCATTTCAGATCAGATCGCATTGAGAGAGAGAGAGAATACCACATACCAAGATCGGATGGAGATGGGTAGTAAAAAAGAAGAGAGGGGGCTTTACACCCCCTCAGTTCCCAGCCTTACTTAGCTGAAGGTACTTCTTGAATACCTTTTACCTTAATAGCGTAGGTAATGTCAACAGATCCTTGACCCGTTTTGAATACTTCCGCAACGGTTTTATTAGCCCAGCTTTTGTATTTAGCTGAGTTTTTTTCACCAAGGCGTCCGATATTATTACCTAAAACTATTTTAGCGTTAAGATCGTATTTAGTACTAATTTTAATCACCATTATAGTACCCTTTATTAGTCGGAAATGTTTAATTTAAAGGGTTAATAATTAAACATTACGTATATAATACGCTATTGAATATGAAAGTAAAGCGGAAAGTTAAGTATATAACTTCCAGCTATACGGTATAATAAAAAGTTATAAGTAAATCAAAACCTTTACCCCAAGGTAAATGTAAGGTATAATACGGCTCCCTCACCACCCACCCACCCAAAGTAGAAAACACCTCGCATCAGATCGCATGACACACACACCCCCCCAACATGCAAGGAAAGATCTACGGAACATGCAAGGAAAGATCTACGGAAGATCAAAACCCTGCGCCCCAACATGCAAGGAAAGATCTACGGAAGATCAAAACGTCTGCCCCAATACATGATGCATGTGCCATGCAACTCAGATCTGCTAGCAGATCTTAGAAGGATGGATGTTCGGATGTTCGTATGTTCTTTATATATTAAAAGGGCTAGGGGTTTTACCCCCTAGCCGTACTAAAACCGTTTTATTCGGTAGGGACAGGTTTTATACCGCCCACTTTAATAGCATAAGTAATATCAACCGTACCTTGACCAGTAGTAAAAACTTCTTTAACCGTTTTACCTACCCAGCTTTTGTACTTAAGCGAGTTTTTTTCGCCTAATTTAGCCGTATTACCTAGTACTATTTTAGCGTTTAAGTTATACTTAGTAGCTATTTTAAGTACCTTAGTAAGCCCTTTAGTTAATTAAATATAGCTAAATTTAAAGGGTTAATAATTAAGCTAATACGTATACTATACGCTAATAAACTTAAAAGTAAATAGGGTAAAGTAAAATAAATATATAAATATACTAAAAGTTATAAGGTATAACTTACAGTTATAAAGGAAAAAAAGCATTTACTTTTTACTTAACTTATAGTAGGGGGCTACCCCCCTTATAGCGTGCCTGCACCCTCCCACCCACCCATGTAGGATTTTAAGTCACATTTAAGTACAGATTTACTTTTCCCCATATACCCTATATCATTCGACGTTATACAAGATGTTGCAAAAATTTTTTTGCAAAATTTTTTTACTTTTGAATTATGGCAGTAGTAGGAATCAAACCAACCAGAAAAGATAAAATAGCTTTAGCACTTGAGGAATACTTAGGCATTGACCCAAGGAAATCATACAGAACTCTAAATAAACTAGAAGGTGTAGCTTCTCTCATTCCTGGTGTATCAGCTATGACGTTATCACCTGATGCGTCGCTAGGCGATCAGGTTCTTGCAGGTTTTGAATTTATTCCTGGAGCAGCACCCATGAGCAAAGCTGGTAAGTTTGTGTTAAACGAAGCAAAGCCCATGCTCCATGGTTCACTCAACCAAGGTATAACAAAACTTACCAAACAGGTAGAAGGTATGCCGAACGTTCTTAACCCATCAATGCAAAGAGGCGGAGTATACCTCACCGACGATTTTACAGATGCAGCTGCATATGCAAACAAAGGCAAAGAATTTGGTAAAGTGTACACTGTAGACGTCAACCCTAAGGGTATGTATGATGCAGAAAATTTACCTTTCGGTATAGCCACCATGCTCAAAGGTATGGCTCCTGGTAAAAACGCTCGTTTAGAATCAGTAACACCGTCACAGTTTCAAGCTAGAGACATACTAAACTTTATGGAAAATCCAAATAAGCTGTATTTCCCTAAAAACTTTGATCCTCAAATAAGTGATGCTTTACAGAAAAAAGGAGTAGGTTCTTTAATATTCAATATGACAAAAGGCACAGGTGTGGATTATCCTATTCAAAGAATGGTTGTGTTAAATGACGACCTCATGAAAATAAGAAAATCTACGGGAAAAATAGACGACAAAGTTATTGATGAGGTAGCAGAAAGAATAGATCCGTACAAATTAGAACAAAACTTGAAAAGATTGAGAAAGTATTTTTCTGATGACTAATGTACGACATGACCATGTTTGAAATAGAATTAAACGACTTCTACATACAATTTATCGGTTTCTTATTGACCATGCTTCTTGGTCTAGCTGTAAAAGATTACGCAGTAAGTTTTATGAAAGGTCTATTCTTTAGATTATTTTCACCGTTTGATGAAGGTGATAAAGTATTACTAGAAGACCAAACTGCAATGATAATAAAAATAGGTTTAAATCAAACTGTCTTTGGTGTATACGGTGAAGAAGGTTATACATGGAGATACGTACCGAACGAGAGGATTCCTTATTTAAAATTAGAGAAAGTTGTAGATAGCGAATTACACGCAGACACAGCTGATGAAAAAGCAGATAAAATCCGTAAGATACTCAATAAAGAAAAATGAGCGACGAAAACGAAAAATACTTCCAAAAAGAAGATGCGATAAGAAAACAGTTTGAAGAAAGATATAAGTATAAATTTGACACCACTTTTCCTAAAGAACTAGCAGAGCGTTTTAAAAGAATGGACGCTGACACTGGACCCAAAATGAGCGCAGGTCATGGACCTCAGTCTTGGCGAGATAAAGTAAGAGGTTTAGCTCTAGATAAATTTGGTAGAACTGGAAAACACTTTGCCGAAAGTATGATTGGCATGAGTGAAGAAGATAAAGTCCAGAGGTATCTAGATAGAACTTATGGTTATGCTAATGCACCATATGATTCTGATATAGATTTAACAAGTAGACCTTTTTCTGACATGTTAAGACATGGCATATCTGATTTTGGTTTATTAGATACAGCTTTGACTGCCATGACTCTTGGAGCAGGTGCTTTGCCGAGAGGTGTAGGTACTGCTGCTGCTCTTACTGAAAGTGCTGCACTAGCTGGTGATGCAGTAGGAGAATATAAAAAAGGCAACACTCTAGGTGCAGGGATCATGGGCGCATTAGTAGGAGCACCACCACTTTTAAGATATTTTGTAGGCAAAACACCTCCTCCCAAAGGTCAGATGGAACTACAACTAAAACCTCGAGAAGAAATAGATCTAAAAAGAAGAAAATTTACTCAAGGTCTTGGTATAGGGTTAGGAGCTGCAGGAATTTTAGCAATGGCTCCTGGAGCAACTATGAGAAAAGTTCTTGCTCCTGCTAAGGTTGCTGGTAAAGCAGTAGCAAACATACCTAATGTTAGCTCCAGATTTTATGTGATGAGAGCATTAAAAGACGCTCTAGGCGACATTGATTATACTAAAGGAATTTTAGGTGAAATGGAACGTCTAGGTGGACTAAACCATAAAGAAGCATTAAATCGAGTTTTTAATGTGCCAAAGGAAAATGTTGATAGAATTATTATAGAAGGTGGAACCAACCCTGACTTTTTAGCAAGATTTAAAAACGTGCCAGGATATCAAACTGCTGATGATTGGATAAACATGAAATATGAATACGAACTTTTTGACACTTTTGATGACCTAGCAAGACTGGATAAACAAGTAAGTTTTGAAGAATTCAATAAAGTTTTTGATGCAAAAGCTGCTGAAATGAAAATGCCTTTTAAAGCGAAAACACAAGCAGAAGTAAGAGACATGTTAAGCAACCAAGCAGATTTATATATTTGGAACTCACCAGAATTTAGAAAAGCAGCATTTAAACAATATAAAGTGCTTGAAACTATAGCAGACGATCCAGCTTCATTTGGAGCAAAAGAGTTAGATGCTATCTCAAAAAGAATGCAAGAAGTCTACCCTAAAGGACACTTTGACAGTGAGTCTGGTAAGGGTGCTAGTGAAATATATGAGAACTACACTGATGAACTTAGCAAGGAATACTCCAGTCTGTCAAACAAAGCTCAACAACAAGCAAACAAACTCATGGATAATCCCGAAAAATATGGTATTGACTATTTAGACGACATGATGAAGATAATGGAAGAAAGTGATCTAAAAATACTACACGAAAGCCCCTTACCATGAGCAAGCACGATCTAAATGATCTTCCTGAGGATGTACTCAAAGAACACCTACAACTCACCGAAAGACTTAAAGAAATTGAACGAGTAGATACTTGTCAAAATAATTTTTTAGAGTTTGTAAAATCACAATGGCCAGGATTTATAGAAGGTGCTCATCATGTAAAAATGGCAGAAGCATTTGACCGTATAGCCAAAGGCAAAATAAAAAGGTTAATTATAAACATGCCTCCTCGTCATACGAAGTCAGAGTTTGCTTCTCACTTTTTTCCTGCTTATTTAGTAGGTCGTAATCCAAGTTTAAAAATACTACAGGCAACACACACGGCAGACTTAGCAGTAAAGTTTGGTAGAAAGATTCGTGACTTAATTGACACAGATGATTTTAAAACTGTTTTTCCCAGTGTTAATCTAAACCCAGATTCAAAAGCTGCAGGTAAATGGGAAACTCAAGATACTCGTGATGCTAAAAAACGTGGAGAGTATTATGCGGTGGGAACTGGTGGTGCGTTAGCAGGTCGTGGTGCGGATCTATTTATTATTGATGACCCTCACTCAGAGCAAGATGCATTATCAAAAGTTGCGTTAGAAGATACTTATGAATGGTACACCTCTGGACCAAGACAACGTCTACAACCTGGAGGAGCCATCGTTATAGTAATGACAAGATGGAACGTCAATGATTTAACAGGTAGATTATTAAAAGACTCAGCTCGTGATCCTAAAGCAGATCAATGGGAAGTTATCGAGCTACCTGCTATTCTACCTAGTGGTAAGGCACTTTGGCCAGAGTATTGGCAAATAGAAGAACTAGAAAGTGTAAAAGCATCTTTACGAGGTGGACCTAAGTGGCATGCACAATATATGCAGAATCCTTCAAGTGAAGAAGGTGCACTTATAAAAAGAGAATGGTGGAAAGAGTGGCCAAATTCTAAACCACCTAAATGTGACTACCTCATACAAAGTTATGATACAGCTTTTTTAAAAAGAGAACTCAGTGACTACTCAGCTATTACGACATGGGGAGTATTTTACCCAGAAGGTAGATTAGGTGGTGATGAAATTTATAGTGGTAATAGCCCACACATAATTTTATTAGATGTTGTAAAAGGTAAATACACTTTCCCTGAATTAAAAACTATAGCACTTGATCAATATAAACATTGGGAACCTGACGTCACCATCATAGAAGCAAAAGCAAGTGGACTACCCCTTACTCAAGAATTAAGAAATATAGGTATACCTGTACAAAATTTCACTCCGTCAAAAGGAAATGATAAAGTTGCAAGAGTCAACGCATGTGCACCGTTATTTGAAAGTGGTATGGTATGGCATCCTGATACTAAATGGGCAACTGATGTAATAGAAGAATGTGCAGCTTTTCCTGCAGGCGACCATGATGATTTAGTGGATTCAACAACACAAGCATTGATGAGATTTAGGCAAGGTGGTTTTGTACAACTTCCGTCAGATTATGAAGAAGAAGTATTATATCGCAAGAAAATAAGTTATTATTAACGCTTCTAAATTACAAATATGGCTATAGAACGACAAAGATACCCTAATCCACCAAAATTACAGGAACCAGGGATAGAAGAAGAAGAAATAAATGTAATAGTGGAGGAGGAAGCAGAACCTACCACAGATTTTCAAATGGGACCAGACGGTCAAATGATCGCAGTCACAGAACAAGAAAGTATTCAAACTAATTTCGAAGTTAATTTAACCGAAGTCTTGGATGAAAGATACTTAGGGGAACTCACCTCTGAGTTAATGTCTTCGTACGAAGAAGATAAATCTTCCAGAGAGGAGTGGCTTGATGGATTTTCTAAAGGTTTAGATTTACTCGGCATAAAAGCCGAAGACCGTGATCAGCCGTTCGCTGGAGCCTCTGGTGTCACTCATCCATTGCTGTCCGAAGCGACAACACAGTTCCAAGCGCAAGCATATAAGGAGTTATTACCTCCGAATGGACCAGTGAGTACCAAAGTCGTGGGGGAAGAGACGCCAGAGAGCGTAGCCCAAGCGAACAGAGTAAAAGAATTTATGAACTATCAGATAACAGAAGTTATGGAAGACTATGACCCAGAGATGGATCAGCTGTTATTTCACTTACCATTATCTGGATCAGCGTTTAAAAAAGTGTATT